AGAGCATATGTTACGCTTATGAAGATACACCTGCTGATGTTAGTATTGCGTCTGGATTTTATATCGACGCGCTAATGAAAACAGATGCTAAGGATATCGTTTGGAAATGGAACTTACGTGCTACCACTTTAGATGTATCCTTGCGGAAGGAAATATCCGAGGAAGCGTTTAGGTCAAGGGAGAAGATGGATATACACTGGCGATACTTATGCCATTTAAATAGACTTAATGATTATGCGCCTGCTTTGAAAGATATGACAGAAGTGGACGATCAAGCACGGTACTGGCTGAAGCCTAAGACGCGTACGTACGCCTACGGCCCTGGATTCGAGCTGAAATTTGCTGAAACGTTACCTAAGCTAGTCCCATTGCATAGTGTAAGTACTGGGCTAAGTTACAGAGCATTCGTCTTGAATAGGACGTTATGGGCTAAGACAGGCAGTACGTTGCTGCACACGGCTACTGTGCACACACATTTGGCTGGACCGGACGGTATTGAGAGTAATATGGTCACAACAAAATGGCTTACGGCATGGACATTGTCTGATGATGAGTTGTGGACCGTAGCGACGAATAATAGTAGGGCGTTGAGTAAGATGATACAAAAGAGAGAAGCCGGTAAAGTCAGAGCTGTAATATCGGGTGATTTCGTTAACTATCTGCGTATGTCATATATTAGCTACGCAGTGCTAGACGAAATGTTCGCTGGGTGGAACGTGTCGCCTATTTTTATGAATACTACCCAACAGAATGTGATGTGGGACGATATAGCCACATTCGACGGTGTAAGGATGCCCATTGACCAGTCTTCGTTTGACCAAATGCAGTCGAAAGATACAGTTATGTCTGTTTTCAAATTCTTGGTGGGCATATTATTCACACATGTCAGTGGGGCGGCCGTCACAGATTTACAGAGAGTCGGCATGCAACTGCTCGCGAGTATAGAAGCTGGTGTAGTCAGGCTGAGTACAGATGAAATGTTACCGTGGATGAATGGGTTACTTAGCGGGTGGAGGTGGACCGCACTCATTGGCACGTTGATATCACTCGTGACGTTCAATATGGCCGTAGGACTGGCACGTGAGTATATGGACGTGGCCGTTTCTAAAGCATACTTCCAAGGGGATGATATTGCGGCAGAATTCGGAACCACTAATTCGGCCGCTGCCGTATATCTCTGTTTCTTGAGTTTCGGTTTGGAGGTGAACCCTATGAAATTTATAATATCCAACACGATGCATGATGAGTTCTTACGCAGATCGATACGACCGATGATAATTACGGGCTATCCGGCTAGGAGTGTACTCGGTATACTTTGGCATAACCCAATCAATGACGAGGAGGAGATAAAGGCAGGTGTGCTGGCCAGCACCTTTGACAGGTGGTGGCTCTTTAAAGATCGATTAGGCATACCTGTAGAATCGTTACCTTTCATGGCGGATATGTGTCGTGCGACGGGATTATCCAGGCGGGATGTTACTGCCTGGTTATCAACCCCGAGCACATACGGTGGTGGCGGATACAAAGTTAAACCCAAGGGCAGTGGTCTAGGTTTTTACGAGCCTGTCACAGATGGGCGATTTTCGGCAGAGGGCATGGTTGGTGTCAAGGCTATGGAGGCGATGTTCCCGGCAGATTGGGCGTCGTTCGCCAAGACAACATTACGGGCTAGACCTTGGCGGCGAATACCTGGTGGAATCAAACGAGCATTCGGGGATGTTAATTGGCCTAGAAAAGCAAGTACAATATTTGACGCACAGGTTATATTTGGGCGCCGAAACCGACGGTACGCCGATGAGCATAACGTGCCGTGGTATTTGAGTTATAAGGATATGCGCCGGCCCATGAATCAAAGGGGGGTGCAGGAGCGAAAAGCCATCAATTGGGACAAACCAACTGCCAGTGTTGTGGCAACCAATGAGCCTCGTAGCGTGCCTTCACTGAGAGCGTACGCCGACGTCGGCCCGACCGTTCTCGGAGTCGTAGACGATCCTGTCATGTACGCCGTAGACCCACAACCGTGTGTTACCATGTTCAAGCAATGGTCACACAGGCTTCGAACTGATGCGTACTTAGGCCGCTTAAAGCTGAAAGCGCCGCGGATTAGCGGGTATTCAGTTGCACGTGCGGCTTATGTAGTGGACAAATTAAGCGGTTGTATAGTGAACAAGCTGTATGCCGCGCAGAACCCTGGCTACGCTTATTGGATGTCACTTCAGTGGCTGGCTGAA